GCACAGAGACTACTGGCCACTTGTTACCAAGCGCCTGAGACAATGAGAGAGCGTCTATTTCACCCTCTACTACAAAAAGCCTTTTGCCTTTTGATTGCAGATTTTGGCCAAAGAATGGAAGATTAGAGCCGTCTCCAATGACACGAAACTCTTTGTCTTTGTTTCTTGTCTTGATAGCTACTAATTTTCCGTTGCGGTAATACGGTGCTAGCTGATGAGTAGAGTTGACTCGGTACCCGAAGTGTCTCGCAGTATCTGCTGAGATACCTCGGGCTTTGAGTGCTTGTGCTTGACCTTGCGCGTATACAACTTCCGCTTCTGTACTATTCTTTGTCTGTACTTTGGTGAACGGATTTGTGCTGCTATCGGGTTCCTCTTCTTCATCTGCTACTCCATATTGCTCGCATGAAAAGCAGAATGTGTGACCGTCGTCATATAGAGCGCCTGCGTCACTAGAGCCGCATTTGTTACACGGAATGTGAGTTAAAAACGACGCACTCGCTGATGAATCCTGTGTTGCCTGCATGATCTGGTGCACTCCAATCTTCTGGTTTAATTAAGTCCCAGCCTTTACTTTGCTCACGGCCTACCTTTGTGCCGCGCTCTTTAGACATGTTAGCTATATGGACTTCGTCCCATGCTTCTTGGATGTCGACACCCGCAATGGCTAGTGTGCCAAGTGCAAAGACAGTTAGGTCGATTAATGAGTCCACGACGCCTTCCGCGTCACCAGCAGCTAGTGCGGCACCATACTCAGATAGCTCTTCTTCCATCTGCTCTCCGCGGAAACATAATTTACCGAATGTTAGTGGTTCATGGTTGAAACCATATTTGGCTTGCAACGCATATACATCTCCTACAATTGTTGACATGCTTACTCCTTATGCATACGAAGCAAACGCCTTGATGAAATAGTCGGTGTCATGTTTTTTGTAGTCGTACAAAATGTTGACGCCGTATTTGCCGCTTGACGCTAGCTCATCAAAAACGTTCACAACTTCTGTTATGTCATCGAACATCTCACTGCGTGTTTGCTGAATACGCTTGTGGTCTTCAGCAGCACTTTCAGTGCGACAGAAAATAAATGTTGGCTTGTAGGCTTTGATCATTTCCTGCATCAAAGCTGCAGTGTCGTAGCTTGGACCATTTCTATAAACTAGGCCGTAAGCTGCTTCACTCATGGCAAATCGGTCAATAACAGTTGGCACTCCAGCTTGCTCTTCTAGTTTGCCGGCAGTATGACCTATAAGTCTGTGGTATGCTTCAACGTTCCATTTTGGATGGTAAGAGCAATGGAAATATTGTCCGCCTACTTCTTCGCATATGCGTTTTGCCAGAGTGGTTTTGCCGGTGCAGTCAGCACCTTCAATTATTATCATTGACTGGCCTCCGCTGTTTGTTTGCGGCAGAAATCAGGTTGTAGATGAATTTGTCTGGTGATGTAGTTGCGCAAGCAACGCTGTAAGACTTGTCTCTGTTGTTTGTGGATTTGTCTCCTAGCCAAACTCCTGCGTCTTCAAAGTGGTGCTCGTATAAGTGGAGCGAGCCCACGCGAACACATAGCTTGCCAAGACCGACCGCTACATTTTTGATCTGCCATAAAAATACTTGCATGTATTTGGCGATGGCTGAAAATGTGAAGATGTCGTAAGGCATGCCCCAGACAACATCTTGGCTGCGCATATTTACCAAAGCATTTAATTTGCCATCACGGATGATGAATTGAATGCCTGTGGTGCAAGGGATGTCTTTGCTTGGACCGGGGCGCTCTCGCCAAATGTTGATATAACAACGTCTGCTGTCATTATCGTTGGCTAGCTCGTTGGCTGCCCAACTCACTTGTTCTATTAGTTTAGGACCATAAGCGCCGTTTAGCGTAAAGCCATCGTCGCTAAACCGATGGTAGCTTTTCATATACTGCATGATAAAATCAGCGTCGTTGCGACCACTTAAGATCCAAGCAGCTTCACCGTACATAAAGGCGTAGTTAAGATTACGACCCATATGTGTGACAATCGGAAATTCTAGAGGTGTTTCGTAGTTGTAGTTTAGTATTTCTTTGATTTTTTGGTTTCGAGGCTCACACTCATATTCATAATTGTACTTAGTATCTTCGAGTGCTTTGAGCCAAACATTAGTTGCTGTTTGCATACAGCCTCCCTCAAAGTGAAAGGGACGCCCGAAGGCGCCCCAGTTGATTAGGCAAGTTGCTTAGAGTGCGGCTTGCCCAAGTAATACTCTGTGTAGGGAGTTCCACGAGTATCTGTCTTGGTCTTCTTTTTGATATTGTGACCCTTTGCAATGAGCTTGCTGATTGTTGCTGTAAGGTTCTGCAAATCAAACTCATGCATAGCAATCAACCGTGTGACTTTGCGGCCACTTTTCAGGTGTTTAATGAGACGTTCTTGTTTCGTCATAAATCCACTCTCCTGGAATAAGTTTGTCGGCATACGGAAATCCGTATTTAGTGCACCAGTCGCCGTAGCTTGTTTTGCTACCTTTGTTGATCTTCGATGCACTGCGGGTAAAAATCATACGAATGTCTAGCTCGGGATTTTGGTCTTTTACTAAGCGCATTTTGCGACGATCTTCACTTGTGAACCGTCCTTTGCATTCAATGATTACGCCGTTTGGTAAGACAAAATCTGGGATGTACTTAGCGTCGATCTGATATGGGACCTTAGTTTTTTCATACTCAAATACGACGCCAAGCTCATTTAGCTGATCAGCTACAGCAGCTTCTAATCCGCTCCTGTAGCCATTCGTAAATTTGATGTGTCTAAAAGTCGTAGGACGTCTCACTGCTTTCGGGCTCTTCTGCTGCAGTGTGGACGTAGCCGTTTTCGACTGGATCGAAAGCGGTACTACCAAACTCTTCAAGCGTAATGATTTGGACGGCATTGAGATACATAGTGACACCTGTTGCACCTCCGGCGTTGTAGGTCGACATCACTCCTGAGATTTTGATCTCCGAACCATTACCGACGTTAAGGTCCTGCTTAATAACGCTGCCTTCTGCATCGTATAGTACAGGCTTCTTGCTTGATTTAGCTCGAAAGCGGACGCCTCCACTTTCTTCGTCAATTTCGAATGGCCACTTTGCTTTGCTAAGTGCTTTTTCACCAAATTCTTCTATGTAAATTTTCTTTGCTTCAGCCATGATTGGTGCAGCTTCATCTTTTGGCACCATTAGGTCTGTCTTATATTTACCTTCAGCATCAAACCGAGTATCGGGGACTGAAAACCACGGCCATACTGCTGTGCCCTGTGGTGAAGTAAATTTTGCTTTACTCATAAAGCGCTCCTTCGTCTTCATTATTTGTAGGTAAAGTTGAGGCTGCTTCTTTGAACAGCCAATTTATATTGACGCCTTCGTGATCTAAATCTGCGAGCAGATCTACAGGAACTGGGACGTCATCAAGTATGAGGCTTACTGCACGCGCAATAAGAGCCTCACGTCGTGTTGTTTCAAACGACATGCTGACTCCAATTTTTGTATTTTTTTTTGGTTATGCGAACGCGTAGTCGCTTACTAACACTTCACGCAAATCTAAGTTTCCGCGTTTTGGTACTTCGACCATGGACATTCGATCTTTGTCGTTTAATTGGCCATATGCGGAGTTATATAGTCTTTGCATGACATCATAGTGCTCGTACATCGCAACGAACTGCTCACGGATTAGGTACGAGAAGTTTTGAGTATCAGCTGCGTGGGTAGCAAAACTATCATGAATAAGCATGAAGTCTTCTATTCCAGCCTCTAATCCTGCTAAAACGCTGAACATGAGATGGCTAGCGTCAAGTGAATGAATAAAATTAGGCGCAGCTGCGTTGCGTTGCTTCATTTTATCCAAAGTGCCTTTGGGCGTAGTGCGTAGATTTAGCATTATGCAGTTATACACGTTGCCATCAGGCGTCACCTTGCTGTTTTTCGATGCATCACAAGGTGATATTTCTTTGTCATACAAAAATATGCGGACGCGGTTAATGTTGTAGTCCTCATATGCGTGCACAACTGGCAAGCCAATAGGTGATGTCCATATTAACGGACGAGCTTCATGTGCACACAGTTGTGCGCACTTCTGTATGAAGCGCATGCCTTCAGCCGCTTTTTTAACGACATCATTAACAGCATCCCACACTTGGCCTGCCATGTAGGTTGCTGCGCGTGAACCGTTGTCTTCACCAAAAGGGTGCTCATCTCTTATGCCTTCAAGGACCTCATCTTCAAGAGGTTTCATCAGGTCTTCCATGAGCTGTTGGCGAAAGCCAAACTTTTCACTTGAGTAGGCAAACGTCATTACGTTTCGCTTTACTACTTTGCGCGACACACCATAGTTTTTCCACAAAGTGGCTTCTTCTGTTGTGTCTTGGCTGATTGCTTCATTTACACGGTCTGCAACAATTTGATAAACGTCAGCAGGTTTTTGCCCGCTTGTTAAGTTAACTGTTGCACCACCTTTTTCATCTCGCAGCGCTGCGCTGTAGTGCTGAACACCACTATTTGCTCCGTCCATTGCTGGAGGAAGATGCGAGACATGTTCATCTCCGTGTTCGACATAACCTGCAAAATCGATGCAGGCAGCCAAAAATGAAAACGGCTTGTCAGCTTGTTGCCAAATCTGGCGCGTAAGCCCAGGCTTTTTACCTATGAGGTAAAGAGCTCTTTGGTTTGCGTTTACCCAAGCAATCCGATCATCTAGGGATTTCTTGCTTATTTTTTCGAAATCACCTGTATTTGCCAGATTTACACAAAGCCAATAAGCGCCAGTTTTGCCTAATGGCTTACCGCGCGCAAATTGAAACAAAGCTCTAATATGGTCAGCTCTTTGATGATTGAATGTGGGTATCGGATAAAGACGTCCTCTGAAATCTAGGTTGTGAGGCAGATAAAACTTCTCGTGCTTAGCTAATTCATTCGCCAAGTTGAGATCTGTTGCCATATTGACGACATCGGCGTCAAAAGCCCTGTTTCTTAGGATGATCTTTTCTTTTGTCTTTTTGACATGTTTCCGCTGCTTTGTGTCTAGCTCGTCCCAATTATTTGTTTTGCCTGGGACCTTCAGTTTAGCTTTTCTCGGAAACTTGCCAATGATGTCACCACGTTCCCATGCAGCAATTACTTGTTTGAGCACAGGCGTGTTGATCGCAAAAGGAGTTGACTGAACCGCATTCAAAGCTCTCGTTATCCGGTCCATTGAACCAGACTTGAATGCAGCGTCAATCAGCTCCTTTTGCTGTTTGTTAGCGCGTCGTACTAGAGGTACAAGACTAGCTAATTTCTTGTCGTAGTAGCAGCCAGTATGGAACGACGTCCATGGCCTAGGCTCTGAGAGCATTGGCTTAAACACTGGCGACATCCACTGTATTTGATCTGTGAGTTCATCTACTAGCTTTCGACCAACCTCAGTTAAGCCAAGGTTTTTGACGAAGAACTTCTTCTTTGGCCTGTCATATACTTCAAATAGACCAGAGCCTACCATGACGCAGTTAAGTACTGCTTGACCTACATTTACAAGTTGTTCAGTCGTCCATCTGTCAACACCGAGTCCTTCTCGGCTTGCCACTGCTGACATAGCTTTTAATCTGTGACGAGGTGAATTGTGATTTCTCTTGGCCATCTCAAACAACCTCTTAAACAACTTAGGGTTGTCTTCTTCAAAATTCTTGGCCCATAGCTCGACACAAATCTGCTTACCAATGTTAGTGCAGATGTTAGTGACGTCCGTATATTGACCAACACCAATAAAGGCATAGTTCAACCCTATATAGGCAGTTGTGTCATTTGAGAGGTTGTCTAGCGCATAAAACCAAAATGGTCTGCTTGTAGTGCGGCTTACCATCTCCAGTTCTTTTGCAATAGCATTAGAGACCAAAGGTAGTGCACCCTTAACAAGCTTAGTGTCTACAGTCCCTAATATGCCAGTTTTAGATAATTGTTCTTCTTGATTTGCGAATCTTGTGATTCCCTCTTCAAGCATATTTGTCTCAAGTAGAGAGTTCATAGCACCTCCATAAGCACACTAATCTGCTTTAGTGCGGCTTCTTAAAGCCTTGACTTTTGTGCGATGATCTGAGTGTGTTCTTGTTTTGTTCTAATTTAGCAAAATTGCTTTATTAGCGTCAAGATCACAACAAAATTAAGCAGCTTTTAGCCACCATTTAGGCGTTTCCGAGGCACG